TATGTTGCCGCACCGCCTGAGTGGGTTAAATGGGAAAAGCACACAGGCAACACCATTTCAAATGCCCAGGACAAAATCGGCATTGCTGATTTGGTTTTTCTTGCTTATCACGCCATGAAGCGCGAAGCAGCTGGTAAACCAATCAAGCCAATGGACGTTTGGACTGAGACAATTGCTGAAGTGATCGTCGGTGAGGCAAACCCAAAAGTCACCCAGTCGGAAGCCTAAGCAGAATCGTTTGGGAAGTAGCCCTGGCAACGGGGCTACCGCCCAGCGAATTTGAAAGTGCTGAGGACATTCTGACAATCATTGAAATTTTGGAGAGGCGGGAAAATGGCAAGTAAGCCAGGCATAACCTATGACAAAGCCGAATTGTCAGCCATTGCCAGATCCTTTAAAGCAATGGACGAGGAAGCCTTAACCCAAACAAAAGAGACTTCCAACAAATTGGCAGATTTTGTCAACACCAAAATTGGTGAAGCCGCTAGTCAAGCGCAGGCGATTCCAAAGGTTGCAACCCGTATTGCGTCAGGCGGTAAGGTTTCCAAAACATCAAAGTTTGGTGAAATCAGTTACGGTTTTGCACGCCAAAAGTTTTCAGGCGGTGCAACAACCCAAGATTTATGGGGCGGTGCTGAATTTGGTTCAAATAAGTATAAGCAATTTCCAGTGTGGTCAGGTCGTGAAGGTCGTGGCTCGCGTGGTTGGTTTATTTATCCAACATTGCGCAGCGTTCAGCCTGAAGTGATCAAGCGTTGGGAAACCGCGTTTGCCGACATAGCAAAGAAATACACATAAAATGGCAGGTTCACGCACGCTCAAACTGACGATTCTCGGTGACGTTGCCGACTTATCGAAATCATTAACCACTGCAAACAAAGACGTCGACGGTTTCGGCGATAAGGTCGGCAAAGTTGGCGCGGTTGTTGGTGCGGCATTTGTAGCCGCTGCCGCAGCTGCGGGCGCGTACGCCGTGAAAATCGGCACTGAAGCCGTCACTGCTGCAATCGCTGACGAGAAGGCGCAAGTCCAATTGGCAACTGCAATTACATCTGCCACTGGTGCAACAAATGCACAAATTGCAGCAATTGAGCAGCAGATTCTAAAAACTTCATTGGCAACTGGTGTTGCTGACGATCAATTGCGCCCAGCATTGGGACGTTTGGTTTTGTCCACAAATGACAGTGAAAAGGCGACGGCATTACTAAACACAGCATTGGACGTTAGTGCTGCAACAGGTAAACCGTTGGAAACAGTCACAAACGCATTGGCTAAGGCATACGACGGGAACACGACGGCATTAGCAAAATTGGGCGTTGGCTACGGCGCAGCTGAATTGAAGGGTAAAGATTTCAACACAATTGTTGGCGAATTAAACACCCAATTCAGTGGGGCTGCATTAACTGCGGCGAACACTTATCAGGGACAAATTGACAAATTAAAAGTTGGATTTGATGAAGCGAAGGAATCTTTAGGCGTTGCCCTATTGCCGGTCATTCAAACATTTATTACATTTTTGAACGACACCGCGTTGCCAGCCGTTTTGAAGGTTGTTGGTGCATTTACTGACAAGGAAAGCGGTTTGAACAAAGGAATTACAACAGTTGTTGACACATTGGAAAAAGTTGCCAAACCAGTATGGGAAGGTTTAGTTGCGGCGTTTGGGTTTATCAAAACCGCAATTGCTGGCAACAAAGAAGAATTTGAATCATTTGCAAACGTTATTAAAACCATTGCGCCAGTCTTAGGAACAATTTTGGGCGGGACAATTAAAACGATTGGAGGCGTTGCGGCGGTAGTGCTTGACCTAATCGGAAAAGTTGCAGGGGCTATTGCGCCAATTCTCAATGCGGCAATCAAGGGAATCAATGCCGTCATTCGCGGAATCAATTTAATCAAGCCAGGCCAAGACATTAAAGAAATCCCAGAAATTAGCACAACAAAAACAACGGCAGGGTTTAGCGGTACAACCCCAGGCGGTCAATCATTTGCTGGTTCGTTAACCGTGCCAACAATTCCAGGCGTAACAACCAAAACCGCAAGTGGATTGACAACGACAACAACTGCAACGGGTGGAACAACAACTGGGGGCGGAGGCTTGACAACGGCTTCAAAGGTTGCTGCAACGGCTGCGGCGTCGACTTCCAACATTGTTACGGGTTCATTCAATGTTGGGTCATTTAGAGCAGCTGAGGCGGCTACAACGCCACCAACGATCAACCTGACCGTTAACGGTGCGCTTGATTCTGAAGGTACGGCCCGCACAATCGTTCAAACGTTGAATGATTCATTTTACCGCGGCACGGGCGGCGCGAATAGTTTGCAAATAGCATGACGCAGTGGTCACCAATTTGGAAAGTTGAAATTGACGGCGTTGAGTACACAACAGCGGTTCTAGCCAACCTTTCATTAACTAGTGGTCGAACAAACATTTATGAGCAGGCGCAGGCAGGTTTTGTCACCATTCAATTGATCGACGTAAATCAAGCGGCAATTCCCGTTTCAATCAATTCAACCATTTCAGTGCAGGTTAAAGATACGACGGCAACATTTGTCCCGTTATTTGGTGGCAACGTTGTGGACATTGCGTTAGAAGTCCGTGACGTAGGTTCGACCATGTTTACCCAGACTTATACAATCACCGCGCTGGGTGCGCTGGCACGTTTGCCCAAAATCTTGACCGACGGCGTTTTATCAAAAGATTTTGACGGTGAGCAGATTTATGACATTTTGCAAGCCGTTTTGTTTGCCCAGTGGCAGCAAGTTCCAGGGGCATTGACCTGGGCAACCTATGACCCAACAACAACCTGGGCAACCGCTGGCAACACAGGTTTGGGCGAAATTGACCGCCCTGGCAATTATGAATTAGCAGCGCGTTCAAGCAGCCGAACCGACGTTTATTCGCTGGTTTCAGCATTGGCAACGTCAGGGCTGGGATACATTTATGAGGACGCGTTTGGACGTATTGGTTATGCCGATTCAACGCACCGAACCAATTATTTAGCTGCAAACGGCTATGTTGACATTGACGCAAGGCACGCCCGCGGACGGGGATTGAAGATTCAAACGCGTGCGGGTGACGTCCGCAATTCATTAACTATCAAATACAACGCAACGAGCAGCGCGGAAGTATCTGCCAGTGACGCAGCCTCAATTGCTGAATTTGGCACGTTGGCGCAGATCATTACAACCACGCTTCACAACAGTGCTGACGCAACCGACCAGGCAAATTTTTATTTATCCTTGCGCGCCCAGCCTCAACCAATTTTTAGCGCAATCACGTTCGACCTGACAAACCCTGAAATTGACGACGCAGACCGTGACGATCTTTTAAATGTTTTTATGGGTGAAGCAATTTCCCTGACTAATTTGCCGTTAAACATGAATTCAGGCACATTTCAGGGATTTGTCGAAGGCTGGTCGTTCAATGCCAGTTACAACCAACTTTCGGTCACGTTATTGCTTTCACCCCTGGAGTATTCGACCCAGGCAATGCGTTGGAATGACGTGCCAGTAACCGAAATTTGGTCTAGCGTGTCGCCGACTTTAGACTGGGCAAATGCCACAATAGTGGCGTAGAAAAGGAGAACACATGGCAAACCCTACAACTTTTTTTGATTGGCAAATGCCGACCAGCACAGATTTGGTCACGGATTTGCCTGCTGATTTTGCAGTTTTTGGTGACGCGGTTGACGCTTCATTGGAACAAGTTTTGCTTATGACACTCATGGGCGTTTACAGATGAAAGGCAACTAAATGGCAACAACAACGAAAACAATGGCTAGAACGGCAGCCACAACAAATACGGCGACAGTTCTTTACACAGTGCCAGCGTCAACGACTGCAGTTGTTACAAACATTGTCGTCGCCAACACTGCCGCAAGTGCTGCCACGTTCACAATGGCACTTGATTCGGTCGCATTATTTACGACAGTTGCGATCGCTGCAAATAGCACAGTCGCGATCGACTTAGCGCAAAATCTAACAACAACGAAAACAATTACGGGCGGCGCAAGCGCGGTTACAGTTAGTTTTCACATAAGCGGAGTGGAAATCAGTTAATGGGAATCGAGACAATTCCTGCGCCAAGCGCAGCTAGTAAGACACCAACTGTCGAGACTCTTACTTCTGGTGTTTCATGGACAGTCCCAACAGGCGTTACTTCAGTGACTGCGACTTTAATTGGCGGTGGTGGTGGCGGCGGCGGTGCAAATGCTGCTGGTACTGCTTTCGGTCATGCTGGCAACGGTGGACAAAAAATTGTTACTACTTTAGCAACTACGCCCGCAGCCTCAATCAGTTACGCAATCGGTGCTGGTGGTACGGCGGGTTTGCAAAATGCCACTGGTGGTGCTGGTGGATCAACGACATTCACTGGTGCAACAACGGCAACGGGCGGTGCTGGTGGTACTGCGGGTACAGCCGACGGACAAGCAAGAAGTTCAACTGACCCAGCGGAAAATTGTGGAGTCGGTGGAGAAAACGACAAAAAAGGCGGTGCTGGCGGTGCTGGCGTCATCTATCTTGAATACTGGACATAGGAGAAAATTGTGAAAACATTTGCCGTGGTTGAAAATAAAAAAGTTGTCAATGTCATTTGTGGTGTTCCAGATGAAGTGGTCGCCGCTAATCCGGACAAATACATTGAATACACTGAAGGCAATTGGGATTTTAATGCTGGTATTGACGGCGGTGATTTTTTTCCAAAAGAAATTACTGCAGCAGATTAACAAATGAGCATTTACCCAACAGGTACAAATGCGCGATTGATCGAAGTCGCCGCAGCTGAAGTTGGAACGGTTGAGGAAGGCGACAACCTGACCAAATACGGCAAATTTACAAAGGCTGATGGTTTGCCCTGGTGCGGAAGTTTCGTTAATTGGGTTTGCCACACGGCAGGCGTCAAGATTCATTCAGTTGTTGGCACGGCGCAAGGCGCACACAAATTCAAGGAAATCCAACGTTGGTCAAACATGCCGCAATTGGGCTATTTGGCATTTATGGATTTTCCACATGACGGCGTTGATCGCATTTCACACATTGGAATTGTTGTGGGTTTGATCGATTCAAAAACTTGCGTCACTATCGAAGGCAACACCAGCGGGACAGGCGACCAACGCAACGGCGGAATGGTCATGGTAAAGGTGCGTTCGTATGGTGAAGGCAAGGAAATCGTTGGTTTTGGAATTCCAAAGTTTGTCCCGTACAAGGGCGAATTTCCAACGGTTGCAGTTCCAACTTCGGGAGACAAACCAAAGAAGGAGACAAAAAAATGGAACAAGCCAAAGCCGTAGCAGCCTCATGGGCGCGCTCATTTATGGCAGCCGCGCTCGCGTTATACATGGCGGGCGTAACCGACCCGAAGACAATTGCAATGGGTGGCATTGCCGCAGTTGCACCAGTGATCTTGCGTTGGTTGAATCCAAATGACAAAAGTTTCGGGTCTACGGGGAAGTGACTCGGAAGCCAACGGCGGTGGCAATAGCCCTTACGTGCGGGCTATTGCTTACCGCTTGCGGTTATCAGGGTTGGATACGTTATGAGTGCCAAGAATTCGACAACTGGGCAAAAGCCGAATGTCAGAAACCGCAATGCGTCCCGACTGGAACATGCACTGACGACATACTTGGAATTGAATCGGGACAAACCAGCACGCCGTAAATCGCCTGAAGAAATCCACGCGCAGCTGATTTTGATTATTGGTGCGACCCTTGCAGCCGTTTTTCTTATTGTTACGCTAGGCATAACGTATGCGTTGATTTTTGTGACGCAGCCTATTGGGGCGCAAGCACCCAACGACGCAGCATTTATTGATCTATTGAAAACCCTGGCAATTTTCTTGACTGGTTCGCTGGGCGGTGTACTTGCTGGAAACGGACTGAAATCTAAGCCAAAGCCCGTAGACACGCCGACAAACACGCAAGGTTCTTGACGGCGCGTTGATCGTGCTTCACCCTTATGGCAGGTGGTAACACTTACCGCCTAGATTCGGGAGAAATCAAAATGGTTGTTGATCTATTAGACCCTGAAACATTAGGGCGTTTGGTGCTGGTAATTATTCTCATTGTTATTTCAGCTGCGGCAGGTTATGCAAAAGGTTTTAAAGAGGGCAAGCGTGAAGGCATTGCACGCCGTAAGGCAATGGTTCGTCACATTGCCAACAAGGCGGTGAAGTAATGATTCAATTGGATTTGGACAATGCTGAAGTGGCATTGCTAGTTTCATTGGTTGTCGAAAATTCACGCAACACAGGTGATGACGATCTTTTTTCAGTTCAAAGTGCAAGGTTATTTCATGCCGTTATCGACGCCGTGCGATCAAGTAAGGCGGTTAAATAATGGGATTTTTGGACAATTACGAAGCAAGCCGTGAACGCCTAGAACGTTGGCTAACAAACTTTCCATTGGGCAGAATTGAAACCCGCATTGTGGAATTTAGTGCGGACAAGGGTTATGTTCTAGTTGAAGCAAAAGCGTTTCGCAATTATGACGACATTTTGCCAGCGGGCATTGATTATGCACACGGGTACGTTGGCGCATACCAGGCAAACATGAAACGTTGGTTTGTTGAGGATACGGTCACCAGCGCAATTATGCGCGTTCAGCAACTTGTCATGGGCGGGGCTGAACGTACAGTGCGGGAAGTCATGGAACAGATCGAAAACACACCAGCCAAAATTGCTAACGCTGAAAAAGATTATGATTATTGGACGACCAAATTTGGCGACGTGCCAAGTCACAAAACCGCAGCTGAAGCCGAACAGGCAGGTGTTCCGTCATTGGGGTCATCAATGGACGAAATAAAAAAACAACTAGGAGGCGAATTGGTTGCTGAAGCACCGCAATGCCGTCATGGTCACCGCGTTTGGCGTACTGGGACAAGTGCCAAAACGGGCAAGGATTGGGCAAATTACTCATGCGTTGGACGCAAGCCTGACCAGTGCGACCCTATTTGGTATGTATTTACCAGCGACGGAACATGGAAGCCACAACTATGAGCAATTTCGATCTAAAAAAGATTTACACATCACCAGACGGCAAAATTTACAGTTTCAGCGGCTACGGCGGCGTAGAAAATTGTTCAGATTGTGACGATTTCACGCAAGTCAATGAGTATGACCGTGATGATTCATTGGTCGTTTTCTTTTGCAAGCGTTGTGAAGATCGGTTGCATTTATGAGCGATTACATTGAATTGATAAACCCGCAAACCCGCATTTGCAAGTTATTGCAAAACGGTGAAGTTATAGCCGAATACAAAATGGAACAATGCGACAAATGCTCAATGCTTGCAAAGGTTGACGAATTTGGCTACCAGCGCGG